TTAACGCTCGCGCCCTGCATAGAGTTCGATTCTCCGCGGTGCGAACATGAAATAAAAAGGCAGGTAGAGACACTTCTCTACCTGCCTGTAACTATTGGTGGAGCTTATGAGAAAAACGGCGAACTCCACAAGCACCGCCAACCGCGCAGCTATCCAGCTTGATACTTGCATAGTTAGAGTATCGAAAAACTGGTTTGTTGTCGTTGGCACGTGCCAAAAATAGCAATTTCCGGTGTTTGCAAAACACCAGATGGGCGGCTTGCTGTAAGCCCGTCTAACGCCAGAAAGCGGGGCACCCCTTGTCAGGGTACCCCGCTTGAACACTAATAAGAAAGCTTCTGGCCGGGGTAGATCGTATAAGGTGCCCCAATGCCGTTCTTGCTTGCGATGGTGTGCCAGTCGATACCGAGCGAAGCGCCAATCTCGCTGAGCGTGTCTCCGCTCTTGACGGTGTAGACGCGCGCAGCGCCAACGCCCGCCCTCTGGTTGACGATTGCCTGAACCTCGCTGAAGCGGTCGCCCAGAACGTCGCTGCGCGTCGGCACAACGCCGAACATTCCGCGTTCCACATCATCTGCGAGCTGAGAAGCGGAAGCGCCGTCAATGTAGTTGATGAGGTCTTGCACCTCTTGGTAACGGTCGCCGAGCTTTTCGCGGCGCTCATCGTCAACGCCATACTCGCCGCGCATGACCGCTGCTGCAAGGTCAAGCGTCGTGCCCTCCGGCGAAGGCTCGGCGACCTCTGCGGGCGGAACGTCGGGCGCTGCCGCGCCGGACGGGTTGGCAAACTTGCCCCACGCTTCGCGCGTCATATAGGCGATATCGAGATCAAGCGGCGCGTTGAAGCCATTGAGACGGCCATTCGACGTGTACTGGTGGATTGCGCAGCTACCCCAAGCGCCGAAGCCGCCATCGGGAAGCCACGGCGAAGACTGGTAGCCGGTGCGGTTGTTGTTAGCGTACTGCGCAACCCAGAGCGCGTGATTCGGCGCGATCTTCGACCAATCCTCTTCGGTGCAAACGCTACGGCTCATATAGACGATGCAGCGAACGCCGGTCTGATCGTAGACGTAATCGAGGAACTGCTTTGCCTTGTCGGTTCCGATGCGCCCATACATCTCATAATCGAGAACGGGAATGCCGTTGCCGAAGTAGTTACGGCAGCTTGCGACGAAGTGCTTAGCCTGAGCTATGGGGTCTTCTCCGTTCATGAAGTGATAGAAGCCCCAGAGCTTGCCGAGTTTGATAGCCTGCTGAATCCACGGGTCGCAGGTGTTGTGAACGATGGTGGTTCCCTCTGTCGCCTTGCAGATAACAAAATCGCAAGGCACCTGCGCGAGGTCAAGCCCGCGCTGGTAGTTAGAAATATCAATGCCGTTGAGTGCCATAGAAGCCCCCTCTGATGCAGTAGAAGTAGTGAAAATCGACCTGCTCTAGCTCTTCGAGCGTGAAGGCGCGCGCTGAGTTCCCAGCGCTCGCCGGGTCGCGTATCCAGTAGCCGTCATCGTCGGCGCGCCAGATAAGCACGACGTGCCCGCCGTAGTCCCTATCGCCGAGCGTTCCGCTCATGCCAGCGAAGGCAAGCCACCCATCGGACACGTTTTGAAGGACGGGTGCGAGATCGTAAGAAATCGGCGTGCTCTCGATGCCGTATTCCGGGTAATGCTCGGCAATCCACGCGCAGAACTTGCCGGGGTCGTTAACGCCATCGGTAAGGCACGTGTCACCCACGAACGATGCGAGCGTGAGCGGCGTAATGTCCTGAAGCGTCATGTATTTGACAGCCATAGCGGCGCATGTAAGGCCGCAGCCGTGGTCGCCGATGGTGCCGCCCGCATATGGTATGTAGTCCCATTGCGGGTCGGTCTGAAGCCATATCGGCATGCTGTTACCCTCGGCAATCGGCCTATCGGCAACGATTGCTAGGCGGTCTTCCTCAGCGGCAGCGTAGCCCTCTTCGTGCGCTTCAGCGAGCGCGCCCGCGTCGCTCTCGATATGGCCGACGATGAGCCAGCCGCAGAAGAGCATTGACGCGAGCGCGCCGGAAAGCACGAGGGCGACAGCCTTTAGCCTACTCATCGCGCTTCGGCTCGGTGTAGGTGAGCGCTTGCGCGGAATCGCCAACGCCCGCCGTGGTCGGGTCGGTCACGATGCCAAGAATCGCGAGCACGGCGAAAAGCGCGTTGATGATCGCGGCCAACTGCTCGTTCAGAACTCCAAAGTCCCACTGGTAGCCGAACGGCGCGGCGACCACCTGCACGAGCAGCAGGACGGCGGGAATGAGAGTAAGCCAGAACGTCTTGTTCTTGATTCGTGCAGTGAAGTTAATCATTTCAGTTCTCCTTTTCATAGATGAGGTCTACGCGGTCGTAGATGTGATCGACCTTGTTTGCCATGTCGTGCGAGTGCTCGCGCGATTCCCTGATTTCGTCGTGCAGCGCCGCCGTGGAAGCCCTGAGAGATTCCATAGCTGCTTGCAGCCCTTCCGAAATGTTGTTGCTACGCTCCATCTGCGCAGCGATGCGGCCTTCCATTTCCGAGCGCTCGCGGTCGCGCTGCGCGCGCTCGTTGAGTTCGTCGCGCTTGCGCTCTTCGCGCTTCAGCTCTAGTTCTGCCTGCCGCGCCGCGTTTCGCTCTTCAAGCTCTGCCTTGCGCTCGTTGTTGCGCTGGTACTCGTTAAGCAACTGCTTTGCGAGTATTCCGAAACCGATAGCAACGAGGAACGCGAAGAACCATTCGGCACCGAAGGCCGCTGCATGGTCTAAAACGCTCTCCGCCACGTCAGCCCTCCGTCACCTCTCGCCAGACGGTTTCTGTGCCGACAGCCCCCGGCTCCCAGACGTTGTTTGCAACGAGGGATTCCCAGACCTTGCCGTTGTGCTTGACGCGGGCACCGAGCGGGTAGGGATTCGTAGAATCGGGCTGCACCCATTCGGGCACTTCCTCTGTCGGCGTGTCGGGCGTGCCAGCTTCAAGCACCTGCGCCCAAAGGCTCGGCGCTGCCGTGGGTGCCCAATCGGTCTGCGACGTGTGCGCCTGAAGGCACGTGTAAAGCTCGCCCTCATAGCTCACGCGCTCGCCCTCGGCGTAGGCGCGGCCGTTGCTGTCCCACGCGGCGAAGAGCGCGGCGGCTCGGCTCGCCACGTCGGTTGAGAGAGACGGCGCTTGTGTCTTGTAAATCGCGATGATCGCGCGCACCATGCTCTCTTCGTCTTCGGTGAGTGCCATTTGTTGCCCCTTTCTCTCGGTAACGAAAAAGCCCCCGCGTCTGCGAGGGCTTTGGTACCTGATAGTGTGTGTTCGCTCTTAGCTGAAGAGCTGCTTATAGAGCGCGTCCATGCGCCTTACCGTCTCGTGAGCGTCAAGCCGCTTCATGCCTCCGCGCCACGATTGGTAAGACTGGTTGACTTGCTCGACGGTCATAACGCCGCGAGCGACCAGCGCCGCTTGCTTCTTCAGCTTGCGCCGCTGCCGCGTCACGGAAGAGCGGCAAGGGCGAACAACCACCTTTTCACCCTCGCCATATGAAAACCTCTTCTTCAGGAAAACGAAGCCGCGCGACAGCTTCACTACGCGCGTCTTCTTGCGGTTGATGATGATTCCCAGATCGTCGCAGAGCGCTTCGATGCGCGAAAGCGCGTCCCAAAGCGTCTGCTTGTCAAGCGCGATGCAATAGCTATCGTCCATGTAGCGACCGCTCGCGAGGATGCCCGGAAGCGAAAGCATCAGATGGTCTATCGGCGACGGCAAGGCCACCGCTAGAATCTGGTTCGGCTCGCTGCCAAGACCAAGCCCGCGCGCACCGTGAGCGTCTATCTGGTCGCCCATGACGCGCTTAACGCGCTCATCGTCAATGGCTCTGTCAATGATGCGCTTGCAAGCGTCGTGGTCGATGTTCGCGAAATAGTCCGAGAAATCGACCTGCAAGATGTAGCCTTCCGCCCCGTGCTTTCGCCGGTGGGCTACAAGCTGACGCTTCATGCGCTTGATTGCGTACTCGGTGCCGCGCCCCTTCACGTTTGCGGCGCATCCCTCTGTCAGGGTAGGCCAGATCGCGGGTGCGAGCGCGTGACGGCTTAAAGACTTCTGTATGACACGCTCCGAGAAGTGGACAGAGCAGATATGACGAAGCTTTCCGCGCTCGAAAAGGTCAAACTCGATGAAGCCGCGCCGGAAGTCAGCGCCCGTGAGCAGGTCGCGGCGCGCCCGCATGATGTTTGGCATGACACGCCCCATGTAGCGCTGGACGCTTGCCTTCCAGCGAACGCCCGCAGCAGCGCCGTTCGCCGCGCTGTATAGGTTATCGAGGTCTGCGACGGCTTCTAGCGTGCATCCTTCGATGCGCCTAGCCCTATTCTCCGCGCGCTTGGCATCTCGCCTTGCGCGGCGTGCTACGCGTCGCTCTTCAGAGTTCATGAGGGCACCCCGCGCGGCTTGCAGTCGGCATCCAGCAGCCGCTTGACGGTTGACCATGAAACGCGGTCGGAAGCCGAGAACCGCGCCATGCAAGCAGCGAACGGCAACCGTCGCGGGGTGCATATTTACGGGCGCATGCCCGATGGTCGCCCCTTCCTTCCTCAAATGCACGGCGCGCGGCGCTTACGGCCGCGTGGTCTGGCAAAGCTTGGGAATCACGGCAGCGGGCGTATCCAGTCGTTCGTCGGCGCGTTGTTGTTGGCATTGCCGTTGTTGTTGACATTGCACGCGTTGGACGAAGAACCACCCATGACAGACCGCAGCCACCAATTGACGCGACGATTTCCAAGGGACAACTCGCGAACATTTTACCCCTTTCCTATGAGTTTCACGCCAGCGCGAGCGCCCTTTATCAGCTTAATGTCGCTGTCGATTCGGTCTAGGATTCCTTCGAGCCGCGCGGCCTTGATGGGAAGCCCCATAGTCAGAAGGCTTTGCATGTCTTGGTAGAGCTGGTTTAGATCTGCCAGCGCAAGCGTCATGTAGCGCTTCCGCTCATCGACGTTGCGCGCCGTGTTCGGATAGAATGCGTCGGCCTTAACCAGATTGAAGACAACGCTTCGCGCCGTCTCTGCCATAGGCACCGCGAAGATGAAGCGGTAGGATTTCGGAACGTCGCGCGACGTTACAAGGCGCGTCACGTCGTTTCTGATCGCAACCGCCGTGTTGAAATACTCGAAAGAGCTTAGGTTGCGGTTGCGCATGTATACGCCGCTCACTTCGCGGCACCTCCTAATCTGCGACGGTTGGCGCATGCGCAAGGCATGCGCCAGCGCGGTACTGTGTACGGCTTATCAGCCTATGAGGAAGCACGGCAGCGGGCGTATCCAGTCGCCCGTCGGCGCGTTGTTGCCGGCAGTGCCGTAGTTGTGGACATAGCACGCGGTGGACGAAGAACCACCCATGACAGACCGCAGCCACCAAGTGACGCGACCGCCCGCGATGCGGCTTGCCGTATCGCTGAAGATGGGGAACTGGCTATCGAAGCCGACAGAGTAGCCCTTGGTGCCCCATACCGGACAGCCGTAAACCTCCATCTCTGAGGGCGACCAGACCTTGCCCAAATCCGCCCAGCTCCAACCGCTCGATTCGGTGAGCTTTTCGCTCGAAGAATAGCGCTCTTCGAGAAGCACGCGCTGCGCCATGATCGCGTTCTGAAGCGCGGTCGGCAGCGCTGGCAGGAAGTCGTTGATTTCCCAGTCGTGCAGCTTCGAAACCAAGTAAGGGTGCTTTTCATCGGCGGTACCGTTGTTGTCGTTCGTATCGCGCCACTGAAGGTAGCTGGTGTTTGATGCCTTGTCTCCGGTGACGCTCACGGGCGCGAGCGGCACCATGACGATATGGTGCCCCTTCGCTGTGTCGCCGCACTGGTAATAGTGGTCGATAGCGCCGATGCGGTAGCGCACCGTCTGCGACGGCACGTTAGCGCCCGCCGTGATGGGAACGTCGATGTAATCGCCGATGCGCAGACCGGCGAAGTTGGCGCTTCGAGCGCGGTTCCGAAGCCATGTGTAAACGTCGGTGCTCCCGATCTCGCTTGCGAAGACCGAAGCGAGCGAGCGCCCAGCGTAAGAGTTCGTGTTGTGCTGTCGGTCGTATTCCTCGGCAGTCGTTACGGCGTTCGCCGTGTTGCGCGCAGAAGAATCCTTCAGATTGTAGGCGGTTCCGCCGATAGAGAACTTCGACAAGTCGGCCATTGCTTTTCTCCTTCCTTAGTTGAGCGTCGCCGTCTCGCCGCTCACGTTCGCCTGAGCGACGGTTACGGTCTCGCTAGAAAGTGCAGTGCGTCTGTTGGTGGGCATGTACGCCGTTTCGCCAAGAACTATGTAGCCGTCCTGTAGCTCCACAAGCGCCGTCGCAAGCGTCGCGTTCTCTTCGCGCAGCTCTTGCACCTCGTCATCTGAGGGCGGCTCGATAGAAGCGATAGAGTTTGCGATGTTAAGCGCGTTCTGCGCAGCGGCGGTGGCATCCTCCGCCGCGCCGTTTGCCGCAGCAGCGGCGGCGTTGGCACTTGAAGCGGCAGTGTTCGCCGCGCTCGCGGCGGCGTTGGCGTTGGATGTTGCCGCGTCGGCGTTCTGCTTGGCGGTGTTGGCGGCTGATGCCGCGTTGTTCGCAGCCGTGGTTGCAGCGTCGGCGTTCTGCTTGGCGGTGTTCGCCTCCGAAGCTGCGCTTGTCGCCGACGCTGCGGCATCGTTTGCAGCCTTCGCGGCGTTGGTCGCGCTCGTAGAAGCCGAGTTCGCCTTGCTCGCGGCGCTGTTCGCCGCGCTGGCCGCGCTGTTGGCTGAGCTTACGGCCTGATTGCCACGGTCGATGAGGTCTTGAACGGCATCGTCCCAGTTCTGCGCGGGCTGCTGCCCGTCAAGAGCGCTGCGCAGGATTTCGATAGCGAACCGCTCCGTTGAGTAGGTGTTTCCGCCCTTCGTTATCGTGAAGTAGGCTTCGTCGGTGTAGCCGGGGACGCTGCAAAGCTTGGATTCGTCAACCGTGATCGTGGCGGCGTTGCCGCTGACTGAGCATTGCCCGCGATAGTAGTTGCGCTTGTTCGGCAGAAGCGCCACGAGCCACACCGTAGCGCCCGAAAGCGAGAACTCGGCTCCGTTGTCGTAGATAAGCGCGTTGATGGTCGTTCCGCCATCGTCGCCCTGACCCACCTTAATACAAGTTCCCGCTCCCTCCTTCGAGATATCGAGTTCAAGCGTCCGCGTGTTGCTCATTGCGCGCCGCCTTCCTCGCCGGTTCCGTAGGCGAGTGCGCGGAGGGCTTCGAGCGCTTCGGCGAAGCTCATAGCAGACCGCGCCTTGCTAGACACGGGCTGCACGTCCGCACTCGCGGCGACGGCTGGCACGCTCGCGGCCAGAGCATCGAATACGTCAACGACAGCTCTAACCCTGTCATCGACGTATATGGGCTGAACGATGGTGAACGAGCCTTCGCGGTTCTCAGGCTCCTTTACGTCGTCAACGGGAACGATGGAACGGCTTCCATCATCGTCAACGGCGATGAATACAATTCCGCCCTCAGCGGCTTTCTTAAGAAGCTCGCTGTCGTACTCAGTAATGACTGCTTCCGAGTTGCTTAGCGGGTCGTGAGCAACGTAATAAATAGTCGCCATGAAATACCTCCCTAGTCCAGTCCGCAGTATGTGCATAACCCGTTCTTGAAGTTGATGGATCGCGTTTTCCAAGACCAAGAAATTGTTCCGTCTCCGTCATCTCTAATCTCGCTAATGTACGTGACACTCGAATCTTTCGTTGTGCAGATGGTCGCTGTCGTACTCTGATTGCTTGATACGGCAGTCGAAATCTGCGGCGAACTGATGCGCACCGTTCCTTCTGCCGTAATCTGAATGCCGCGATACTTGATTGACGGATCGTCAATGTTGTACGAGTGGGCGGAGAAGTCAATCTTTCCTATCTGCGTGCTGTTCTCATACCCGTAGATAGCACCGCTGACAATGCGAAGAAGGTTCGACACCGTACCGCATTCGAACGTTCCGCTTGCGTTTATGTTGTTCGCGGTCATGTAGTTAGTCGTGAGCTTTCCCGTGCTCAGGTTCCACGTGTTACGCCCCAGACGGTCGCTGATCGTGCCGGTCTCGATGTAGGTAGCGTTGATATAGAGCAGACCGCCGCTTAGGTAGATTCCCTGCGTAGCGCCGTTGTTCGTCAGCCGGTTGAAAACCTCACGTTGCGTGAGGGAATCGTCCAGCTCGTCCACCTTGTCTTGCGCTTGCGCCTGCTCAATAATGCTCTTCGCCTGACGGGCTGCTGAGTTGTACGTCTTGATGGTATCTGAATAGTCGCTGTATGCGATTTCGTAGAGCTGCATAGCGTCCGACAGCTCTTCAGCCGTCGTTGTCCCAAGCACGTTTTGGATGCGCAGTTCTAGCTTCGCATGCGTGCCGTTGACACTAAACACCGCTTCGTACTGAGTTCTGAGAACTTGCTTGAATTGGTAGTTGAGGTATTCGCTGTTGTATAGGCTTTCGTACTCGTTTTCGAGGTCTACGCGCTCCTTCTCGACGGTCTGCATGATCTTAGACACCGCCGCGTGCTCGGCTTCCGTTATGATGCCGTCTTCGGCTATGCCGTCCATCGTCTTATCGAGTTCGTCAAGCCCGGTGAAAAGGTCTTCAACGCTCGTGTCGCCCAGTTTCGCGCCAGCGGAAAGCGAGAACTCGCCGCTGGTCAAGTCCCAGAAGTTGTTTCCCTTCTCGTCGGTCAGCAGACCGGCGCGCACGCGGTCGGCCTTCATGGTTCCAGCGTTGATAACGTCGGCAGTAACCATGCCACCCGTGAAGAACGTTCGCCAATCCCATTGACCGTCTGACGTAAGGCCAGCAGCCAACCGCTGACCGCGACCGTTGACGTTGATAGCCCACATGTCGGCGGTTGACTTGACCGGCAAACCCGTTTCGGGGTTCAGCGGTACGTTGCTCCAAATCTCGCCCAGCTCGAACGTCTCGACATGGTAGGTGCCAACCGCGTTGAACTGAGCGTTGAGCGCCTGCTGAAGCTGAATTAGCCACGATACCGACGTGCCAGCCGCAGCGTCGTAGAGCGCGTTTTGCTGGCTGTTGCTCTTCAGGGCGTTGTTGACGCTCTGCCACATGTCGGCCATCGTGTCCGTAAGCGTGCCGAACGTCACGGTCGCGTCGCCGGTGAGCAAGTCGCGCTCAATCTGAGACACGCGGCCATGAAGGCGCACGCCTTCGGCAGAAAAGCCCTTGTCGATGATCGCAACGTCATCGCCCACGCCCACGCCCTCCCATGAGCGCCCGAATGCGTAAAGGTCGATAACCGAAGCGGTGTAGGTTACTTTCGGCTCCTTCACTTGCTCTAGGTAGTCTTTCGTTTCCTGCAAGAGCTGCGCCGCGTCCTCGCACTGCTCGTTGACGTATGACGCAACGGCGGGCAGAATGCCGCCCTCGCCGTCAGGGTGTCCCCAAACGGTAGTAGCTTCGGCATCCTCCACGTAGTCTTTGCCGTTGTTAATGTCGCCGAAAGTGAGACGGCGACCGTAGCCGCCGCCCTCAGTCTCAACGCCCTTGCCGTAACCGTAGACGCGAGTTTTCGGGTTGTCGCTCGCAACGGAGCGCTTGACGGAAACGAGGTCTTTAGTCCACGTGAACCGCTTAGCGCTACTCTGGTTGCCGCGCTTGGCGCGCACGCCCACGCGGCGGCTAACGATGCTCGCGCCGTCGTGGACGATAAGAGTTTCAAGCTCGCCGCCCCACGTCTCGATGATTCCGGCCAATCCCTCACGCACGCTCTCATGGTAGAAGGTGCGCGAAGCGCTGCCGCCCTGATCGCACGTGCCAACCTCCCAGCGCGTGTCTGCGAGGATTGACGCGAGGGCGACCGCGACGCTGCCGGAAGGCCGCTTATCGTCCAGCCAGTCATCCCACGTCTCGTTCACCGAGTTGATGCAGATGGCTTGCGTTTCAGGCGCGCCGTCATCGTCGTGTACCCTGTCGATGGTGTCAACGATGTGTTCGTGACACGTGCCCTGAAGGTCAATCCAAACTATGCGGTCGCCCTTCACGAGGTCTTCGGCGCACGTGATGCCCAGCTCGTCGGTTCCGTCCAGCGCGTCGGTGTGCGTTGCGGCGCTCACCGTGAGCCGCCCCAGATTGTCGCCCCAACGGCTGAAACGGGTGAAGCCTATGCGTCTAATTAAAGCCATCGTTCCACCCACTCTAGTACCGCCGTGCCGCTGGTGATGTTCAGGTGGCACCGCCCGTTGATTTCGAAGTAATCCGAATCAATCGTTACCGGCGCGGTCTGGTTGTTAACCGTCGCGTGCTCGGTCGCCATGTCAAGCCTGATGGTGCTTGAAGACGTGAGCGCGGTGTTGATAGCCACGAACTCGCCGGTATCGACGTTCGTAATCCGCCACGCGCTGCCAGCGGAGGGCTTCGCCGTGACCTTCAGGTAAGCGGGGCGGTTGCCGCCAGCGTTTACGTAGACGTTGCCCGCCGAAACCTCCATGCGGCGCTTCTGCCCGTAATAGTCGGGGTCGCCGACATGGAAAGTCACGGTGGTTGTCGGGCAATCGTCCGTGATCTCGTCTAGGTCGGTGCTGCCGCTCACGATTGCGAGCAGGTAGCGCGTCGGGTCATCGGGAAGGTAGAGCGGCGCGGGTTCTTCAGTCCAGAGAGCCGCCGCGAGCTTGTGCCGCATCTCCGCGACCTCGCGGCGGTCTTCAGTCCTAAGCCAAATCTCAACGGGGAGGTCGTAGCCGCCACGGTAGGCGCTCTTGAAAACCTCGCCGTGCCGCCCCGGCACGCTCTCGAACGTCGCGTTGACGGTCGCCATGATGGGGCGGCGCACCTTGCAGTAAACCAGCTTCGATAGGTCGGTGCCGTTGAAGATGATTCGGTCGTGCTGGTTCCTAGTCCGTCTAAGTTGCAACTGGCACCCCCCTTTGCTTCAGCTTGCTTGCGATGCCAGCGCCGATCTGCTGGCCTGTCTCGTATGCGTCCACTCCGTCAGCGACCGTGGCGTAAACCGTCACGGCGACGTTAACGGGCTGGCTCGGCGCGTCGGCGAACCGCGAGAAGGCGCGGTTTACCGATGTTTCGATGAAGCCTTGCAACTGCTTCTCAGGCGCGATGAACTCGCCGCCAGCTTCGCCAACGCCGACGATTGAAGGCTCATCGAAGTAGCCGCCGCGCGCGTACCAACTGATGCTCACGCTCGGTAGCGAAATCGGGCCAAACTCGTTCCAGCTGACGTTGAAGTGCGGAAGCTTTGGCTTCGGAATGCTTATCTTGATTCCGCCGAAGGCGTTCATGATCTTCTGCGGAATGCTCGAAATCGCGTTCCATGCGCTTTCGATAGGGTTCTCTATGAAGCCCCGAATGCTGTTGAACACGCCCTGCACCTTCGAGCCAAGGCCGGGGAATCCCAGCTTGTCGCCGATGCGGTCGGCGATGCTAACCGCCGTGCTCTCGGCAGCGTCAAGCTTCGAGCCGATGTTGTCTTTAATCGCGTTGAAGGCGTTTGCCGCTTGGCTCTTCGCAGTCTCCCAGTCGCCGTTCATTGCGGCTTGCAGAGCGCCAGCCGCTGAGCTGCCAACGGTCTTCGCGGTGTTCATGTCGTTCTGCACCGTGGAAGCGATTTGCCCAAAGGCCGAATCGGTGTTGCCGGTTAGGTTGTTCCACCAGTTAGACACGGTATCGACCGCGCCTTGTGCGAGGTTCCCGACGTTGGTTTTAAGATCATTCCAAGCGTTCGAAGCGCCGGTTTTGATGTTCTCCCAAGTGTCGGAAGCGCCTTGCTTCAACTGCTCCCACTTCTCGCCAACGCCGGTGCAGAAATCCGAAACGCCGGTGCTGACCTGCTCCCAGATTCCGCCCCAGAACTCAGGCACGCCAGCGAAGAAATCCTGCACGGCTTGCCACTTCTCCGAAATCCAGCCGGTGAAGTCAGACCACATCTGCTTACCGGCCTCGGTCTGCGTGAAGAACCACGTAAGGCCAGCGACGGCGGCGGACACGGCGGCAACGCCAAGGCCGATAGGATGCGCGGCGATAAGCCCGGTAAATCCCGTCCAGCCGCTAGAGAGCGTGCCGGTGAGCATGCTTCCAAGACCGCCCGCCTTGGTGACGATGTTAGAGAAGCCGGTTCCGATCTTGCTTAGAAAGCCCGTATCGCCCATGAGCTTCTTAGCGCCGCCCCAAAGCTCGCCAGCGGTCTTGAAGGCGCTTCCCACGCCCTCTGCGGCCTCCATCGTCTTACCAATGGCGGTTGTCACGCCGCCGAAGGCGACGGCTCCTAGAGCGAGGTTGTTAACAAGCGTCTGCTGCTCTGGCGACAGGTTCTTGTACCAGCCCGTGACGGCTTCGAGCGCGGGCGCGAGCGTGTTAAGAAGGCTCGTGCCGATCTCGGTAACGGCGGTCTTGACGGGCAAGGCCGCTTCGCCGAGTTCCTGCATGCTCTGGTTCATCTCGTTCTGCGCGTCGCGCGAAGCGAGAAGGTCTTTGTTCGTCTCTTGGTACTGCCGCCCCGCGTCCGCGTAAAGCCCGGTAAGCGTCTCGGTGATGAGCTGCGAACGCTCCTGCTCGCTGCCGCACGCCGCGAGCGCGGCGTTGAACGCGTCTTCCTTCGTCTGGCCTTCTGCGACCGCCTGATTGAAGGCAGCCTGCGCCGAAGAGTGCCCGGAAAGCGCGGCGCTCCATTGCTCGGCGGATGCCGTAGACCAGTTGAGCGCGTCGGCAAGACCGCCCGTGACCGTGCCGGTGTGCGCCGTCTCCTGCGCGGCTTCCGCGAGGTTTTCAAGTGGCAGAGCGTCGCCGAACGTGGCGTAAGCGCCAGCCGCAATATTCGTCCACTGCTGCAATTCCTGCTCGTTGGTGGTCAGGCGCGCGAGGTTCTGCGAAGCCTCGGTTGCCGTGTCGCTCTGCCCAAGGATGCGGTAGAACATGGCGTAGGTTGACGAAGCCTGCTCGGCTGTTCCGCCAGCGCTCACCCACGCGGTTTCGAGCTGGCCGCTCTGCTGTATGGCTTCCTCTTGGCTCGCCGCAAGCCCGGTCAGCGCCGTTGCCGCGCCGACAACCCCGCCGGATATGGCGGTGCCCGCGCTCGAAACCTTGGAACCGGCGCTAGATATGCTGTCGGCGTTGTCCTCGATAGCCTGACCGAGCTTGCCAATGGCCGTCTTTGAGCCTTCGGCCTGACGCGCGGTGTCCGCAAGCTCGGTGCCGTAGCTGTCAAGCTGGCGCTCGCACCTCACTATCGCGAGCTTAAGGCTGTCGTACTGCGCTTCTTCCTGAGCCGTGAGCTTAGCGCCGCTCTGCTTCTTGCTTTCAAGTTGCTGAAGAGCCTGCTTATACATGTCAAGCTGCTTCTTTGTTTCCTCAACAGACTTGTTGAGGGCATTCATCTTAAGCTCAAGAAGATCGGCGTTGCTTGGGTCGAATTTCAGCTCTCTGTTCACGTCCCGAAGGTTGCTTTGGGCGTTGCGCGCTTGCTTCTGAACGGATTTCAGCGCATCTTGAAGACCCGTCGTGTCGCCGCCGAACTTGATAACAAGACCCTTGTAGGAAACAGCCACGTAATCACCCCTCTTCGGTTGTCAAAGTACCATGAGTGCTTGAAGCAACGCGCCCTCGCGGGTGCGCTGCCGTCAAGAACTCACTTCACGTCATGACCAGAACGCGGCTTCGGCCTTGCGCGCCTTCTCGTCCTCGTCGTAGTGCGCCGCAGCGTCGGCGTAGAACGCGTTGATCTCCAGCAGGTCTTGAACCTGCCGGTAGCTCATCATCTGAAGGTCTGAAAGCGTCAGCCCGCATTGCTGGCAGTTGTAGATGTAGCGCGCGTCGCACGCGTCTTTCAGGTTACTTGGAAGCGGCGGCGCCGGTCTTTTCGGCTTCCTCGGCTTCCACTGCATCTTGCTTCGAGCTTGGAAAAAAGTTGTCCCTCACGATCTGCATCACGTCGTGTGCCCAACCGTCCGCGCGCTCCAAGTCGAAAGCTTCTGCCGGGAACGCGGAAACCCAGTCATCGAACTTCTCATCGAACTTCGGGTTCGCGGTCTTGATGCACGCGTAGAAGATTTCGAGAAGCGGGACGATGGGCGGGAAACCGAACTTGTCCAGATTCTCCAAGATCGCGCCGGTGTCCTCGTTAATGTCCTTCGGGCGCATGGTGCCGTTGGGCTTCACGACGTTGAAGCATCGAGAGAACGCAATCGGCGTGAACGCGTTGAAGGTCGCTTCGAACTCATTTTCGCCAACCTTGATAACCATTCGCAACCTCCTACTCGGACGGGGTCTTGTGCGCAAGCTCGATATCGACCGCATCAAAGAAGGTGTCGTAATCGGCAAGGCCGGTGAAGCTGTCATAGCCGCTCGTGCGAATGTCGGTGCTCGGGATGGTGACGGGTCGCCACGTGAACGGGTAATCGAGCTGCGTAATCTCCGGCGTATCCTGAATGGTGTTAAGCTCCTGCGTCGGCTTCGAGAGCTGGCACATGAGAAGGCAGCGGCGGCGACCGAGCACGTGCCCCGGCTGCTCGCACATGAAGGCGAACTTTTTAGGCGTTCGGTCTGCGCTCAGGATGGTTCGCCCGTCCTGCGCGATCTCGTAGCCCACGAGGTCTGCGATGAGCTGGCGAAGATCAGCCGTCCCCTCGGTGTCGTAGAAGCTCATGGTGCCGCTTCCGCCGTTGTCCTGCTGCTTGTCAAGCCAAACCTCGTTGTCGGCGTAGCTAGAAGCCGTCTCAACGGTCGGCTCCATGCTGATAGCGACGGTGCCCGCGACGTGCACGGGGTCTTCGTAGGTAAGCGCGTCTTCGTCGGTGCAGATCGCGAAATGCGAGTTCTTCACGCCGAAGAATCCGTTTCGTGCCATTTGGTCTCTCCTAACTCTCGGCGACGTTCACGGTGAACGCCGCTTCGGTAAGCTCTTCTGAATCAATGTTCGTGATGCTCAGCATGAACGGGCACTCTGCGGCTTCGAGCGCATCGCGTATGCGTTTCTCGGTCGCGTAGTCGCGGTGCCGCGTGTAGAGCGCGATATCGTAGGGCATCCACGAAAGGTAGGTGCCGTTGTCCGCGTAGGCCGCTTCGTTGTAGCCCGCGACAAGGCAGATGAAGGGCGGTGCCGGTTCCTCACCGTCAGCGAAGCGCTGGTTAGCCCACGGGATGCCGAGCGAATCGAGAACGCCGCAGAGCGCCTTTAGCTCAATCATCGTCCGTCGCCCCCCATCTCCGCGAACTCTCGCGCCACTTGGTCTGCAACCTTCCTGATAACGCCGTCGCCGGGAACGGTGCCGTAATCCTCGCCAGTCTGGTTCGTGATCTGGTGGCCGTTCTCCAACAGGTGCGTTAGCTGGTATCGCCGGTTGTGCACGGTGCATTCGGTGCCCGTCTCATCGGTCTTAACGTCGGCCTTCCAGCCCTTCTTGTAAGCACCGGTGCGCACCTTGCTTTCTTGCTTCAACAGCTTTACGGCGCGCCTTCCTGCTTCGCCCGCGTTCTCAGCGAGCGCGGAAACGTTGTCTTCCACGCACTCTTTCATGCAGCTGCTTATGAACCGCTCGATGCTCTGCTCAGCCACGGTCGCCCACCACCTCAGCGAGCGTCAGGCGCACGAAGTCGGGGCTTGACCTGTCAACGCGCGCGACCGTGAGCCGCGCGCCGTCGAACTCGACTAGCCGCTCACCTTCGTATGCGCTCTTGCGAATCTGCAATACGGCTTCGGGGTGTACGCCAGCGGCAGCGGCGGCGTAATAGGCCGCGTCGCCCATAGAGAAGACGTTGCAGAACACCTTGCGCTTTGTTTCCTCCGTCTGCTGCACGCCGTATTCGTCCTTCTTGACGGTCTTAGCGATGAGCTGGCACGTGCCAGCCCACATGCTCATTTCACGCCCCCGAACTCCGAGCTGCCGCGCATCATGGTTAGCAAATCGTCGAAGCTCTGAGTAAGGCGGTCGGCATCGGGGTTGTCCATGCCGAAGGTCGCCTTGCAGTAGACCTTCACCGCGAGCCGAACCGTGCTGTTCGAATCGTCGGCGGCTACGGTATCGGCAACGCCGCCCGCGCGCATCGCGGCGCGGGCGGCTTCGATGAGGTCTTCGATCTCAGCGTCAAAGTCGGTGCAGTCGGCGGGAATCCTCAGCGCTTCGCGGCACGCGTCAAGCAGCTTCGGCTTCTCTGCCATCTGTCACCACCTCGTTACTTTGCGGCGGTGCCGATGGTGAGCTGGCCGAAAGACTTAGGCACGACAAGCCCGCCGTCGAAGAGCAGGTATCCGTCAAAGCAGCGCTTCTGCGTACCCGGCTCGACGTAGGGCGTAATGTCCACTCCGTCGAAGATGTTTCCACGGAACAGGTCGGGATAGCCCGCCTTGATGATACCGTCCGCCATCGAATCGTCGCGCTTAACGAGCTTGCCGAAGATATGACCCTCAACGGCGGGGTCTTCGGTCTTCTCGTCCACGAAGTAAGAGCGCCCGTTGGCATCCTCGACCATAGCAATGTGGTTCCAAATAGTGTTGCCGTTGGCGTAGATAATGCAGCCCTTCGGCGCGGGGTTGCCGTAGGTGTAGAGCAGGCCAAGAAGCTTGGTGATATCCGCCTTGGCAAGCGTGCCAGCGGTGGCGCAGTTAATCTTGTTGCCGGAATCCATGCCGAGCGTGCCGTCAACAGTCTTGGCGTGGACACGCGCGTTGGCGGCGACGGCAAGGCGCGCGCCAGTCTCGTTGACGATGTACTGCTCAAAGCCGTTGATAGACTGAACCGCCATCTTGCGGCTCATCTTGACGGTCTTCTTGATCTCCTCGCCCGTAAGGGTGATGGTGTCGAACTCGTTCTGCTCCTCATCGGTGGGCGCTGCGCCCTCATCGGTCTTCGCCGCGTCGCCAGCCTTGATGCTCTTATGGCGGATAAGCTCGAACTGATGCGGGAAGTTGTCCTTGTGGATGTCGCCGTAGAGAACAGCCGTGTTGTCAATCAGCGTGAAAATCTGCGTCTGAAGCTCGACGGGGATAACCGCATCGGTGTTGCTGGTCAGATGCGTAAACGCCGTGCGCTGCTCGATAAGGTGGTTGTACGCGTCGCGCTCAACCTGCGTAAGCTCGGTGCCACCGATGAGCTGCACGCCGGAACGGCTGGCAATGTCCTTCACCCACGCGCGGCGGGCGGCGGCGTTGTAGTCGGTGGTGTCGCGCACCTGCGGAAGGGCACCGCGAGCGCTCGCGGAAGTCCCCAGCGGCACGGAATCGACACGGCGGGCGGTGCCGTTCTCGATAGCGGCGCGCGCAGCTGCAACGGTCGCGGTGTGGCTGTCGCGGCGCTGAGCGGCGGCGGCGTTGCGCTTCTCGATCTCGGCGGTAAGCGCGCTCATGCGCTCTGCGTCCTGCTCGGTCGGCTCGGTGTCGGTGCCGTCATCGGCCTTGTACTTATCGACAAGACCCTGAAGCTCGTTAAGCAGGTCATCCATAGTCATCTCGTCCATCGTTCTAAACCTTTCTGCTCTTGGCGATTGCCAGTGTCGCCCTCGCAACGGCAAGGGCACTCTTACGGCGCGCAAGCTCCTTGCGCGACTGCTCAATCGCTCCGTTGAGCAGGTTTCTTGCTGATATCTCGGTGTTCGGGTCAGCCGGAAGGCTGACGGCGGACACGTCGAAAACCTTTTTGACGCGCGTAATGGTCGTAGTATGCGTCTCGCGGTCGTATTCGTCTGCCGCTACCGTGAAAGCCCATGACATGCGCGTGATAAGACCGGCCTTTATCTCTTCGAAGAGATCGCGCGCGCCCTGAGAGCGCGACAGGTCGGCGGCGATGAAAAGCCCGTGCTCGTCCGGCTCCACAATGAGCGTCCCGTTGCTCATGCGGGCGTACACTCTGCCCGCATGGTCGAACTGAAGGATAACGTCGCTCATGTCCGCGCCGTCGAAAGCGCCCGGGTCGATGATCTCGCGATACTCGTTGCCGTCCCAGTCGGTGAAAAGCACGTATGGGTCGTTGAATGTCGATGCGTAGCCCTCGACGTAGTAATCAGTGTCAAAGCGCTTGTTCGCGCTTCCGTCAGCCGTCCGCACGTTGAGCGGCACGGCAAGGGAACGGTATTGCCGCTCACTCGGTTTCGCTGGCATCGTCTACCTCCTTGCTGGTTCCAACGCCGCTGCTCGCGTCGATAGCGGCTATGTTCGCGTTCGTCTGCGCGGCTTGCGCCGCCTGTTCCGCCGTGTGCTCGCTGATGAGCGCAAGGTCGATGTACTCGCCGCGTATGACGTGGCGCTCGCCGCCGTCGTAGTGCGGCGATTGGAAAACATCGGCAACCTGATTGCCGTTCCAGATGCCACGGTCGAAGAGCGCGACCGAGACGTTAAGCTTCGTCGTGTTGCTGGCGAACTCTAGTCGGTTCGCGCTGAACATGATTGAGTTTCCGTGCGCTATCTCGTTCGCCGTGTACGTCATGGAGGTGATAACGAAGCCGAGCTGAACAGCGAACGGCTCGATGCGTCCTTCGTAGTAGCTGTTGAAGGTGTCTTCGTCCGCGCGGTTCGTGACGATATCCTCATTGGAGCCGAAGAAGCGGTAAGCGCTCTTCTCGATTCGCTCCATCTGCGCCGCATCGACCGTGTAACTGTTCGGCGTTATCTGCTTCACGTCTGAAAACAGCTTGTCATATACGGCGATGCCGCCCGCGTTGTCTGCGGAAAGCTGAGCGTTGAACGCCTTGCGCGCCTTCTCTTGGTCGCCCTCGTTGCGGTTCTGGCTGAGCTTGCCGATGAACCGCACCGCCGCGCCCTGATTGATAGCCGACTGCTCGGCTTCGTTCTGTGCGTGCATCAGCTCCAACGTCGGCTGAAGAACGTTCGTGCCGTCGCCGAACAAATCGCTTTGGTACTGGTGGCGCGTCATAACGCCCACGCGCGACCACTCTACAAGCACGCTGTCGCCGGTCGGAAACGTGAGCTTCAGCCAAAGATCGCCGTCAACGTCGTATGCTTCGCACTGGCTCGGAAGAACGGGGTAATAGCCCGTTATAGTGGTGCCGTCTCCCGCGTCTATCGGGATGATGAGCGCCGTGTCGTTCACCTGAAGAATCGTCCAAACGCGCTTGATGAACTGCGGCGTTGTCATCCAAGGGTTAGGCTGCTGTCGCAGCGCTCGCGCAGCCGTCGGCTGAGCCGTGCCCGATACTTCGGGCTTCAGCTTGCTTGCGTGGTCTGCGCCGCTCTCGATGATGCTGCGCGTAAGCTCGGCTTCGTAAAGACCGCCCTGCCATGTCGTGAACGACGGCGCATAGGCCGTGAACGTGGAGAAATAGCCGTTGACAGCCTGCATCTGCGGACGGTGGAACACCGCATCGAAGAGCGAGCGCACGAACGGTTGTGATCTGCTCAACTCTAACCTCCTATCATCGCGCGGTAATCGTCCGCAATGTTCTTCATCGCAATGAACGCGTCGCACTCAGCCGCCCACGCGTCTATGCGGTTGCGCGGGTCTTGGTTCTTCTTGTCGGGCTGAATGTTTCCGTTCACGTCGGTTCGAATGGCGACGTTCGAACGGCACCATTCGGCAATCGGGTTGGCGTTGTCAACGATGCGCCCTTCCTTGTAGAGCGCTCGAAGCTCCTTCATCGGCATTGACAGCGTTTGTGCGCCCTGAATGACCTTTTGCAGGTTGTCAGCGCCGAAATAGTCTTCGTATGCTTCCACGGTCGGCACGTCTCGCATGTGCCACGGGTCGTAGCCGCAAGAAACGGCATAGATGCCGTACTTGTCCTGAACCTCAGCCACCCAATCCAGAACGTCGCGCTTGTCCATGATGGGCGTTTCACATGTGCGCATAAGACCGCGAGCAATCCACGCGTCGTAGGGCACGCCGTCGCGCCCTCCGCGCCGCCCCTCCTTCTCCGCCTGCTCCAACGCTCGAAGCGGAATCCAAGCCATGTGCAGCGCGTAGAAGTTCGGATCGTTAGGCCGCTGCATGAGAAGGCAAGCGGCGGTAAGGTCGGTCGTGTCCGCAGCGTCAACGCCGAGCACGGCATACGTAAACGTTCCGTCGCCGGGGTCGAAAGTGGCTTCGTTGTGAATCTCAGACCACGTAAGCCAAGCCTGAGACTGGTTTTCAATGAGGTTGAAGTCCTTAACTAGCAGGGTGGGAAGGTATGTCGCATCGTCCTTCGCCTTAGAAACGTTCTGGCGAAGCGCCGAAAGCGATTTGATGGTGCCAAGGCCGGGGTTAGCCTTGACCCAAGCGCCTTCGTCCTGCCATTCCTCGCGCTCGTCAAGCTCGAAGATGAACGCTATGAAGCGCTCTGCCTTCTCGCCGGTCGCCTTGCCGTCAAGCCATTTGGTCGCGTACTCGTATTGCGCATCGAAGATGCCGTTTCGCACGAAACCGTTAGTCGTGATCTCCAACACGAGCGGCTGGCGGCGCGCGGACGTTCCCTGCATCGTAAGGTCGTAAAGGTCGCGGTTCTTCATCGCGGCCAGCTCGTCAACGATAGCGCCGGAAATGTCCAGACCGTCTAGGTGGTTCGTGTTGGCGCTCAGCGCCTTGATGGTGCCCATGTTCAGATCGCAGTAAAGGTCTGACACGCGCTTTCTTATGTGCTTCGCCAGCGCGGGGCTTGTGAGCACCATGCGCCACGCGTTGTTGAATCCCTTTGCCGCCTGATCGTGGGCGGTGGCGACGTTGTATACCTCCGGCGCGCCCTCATCGTCGTTCACGAGCAAGTCAAGCTCTATCGCAGACGCAAGCGCGGTCTTTCCGTTCTTGCGCCCCATAATCCAGAGCACTTCGCGGTATTGCCGCACGCCCTCGGCATCAACGAAGCCGAAGACAACCGACAGAATGGCGCGTTGGAAAAGCTCTAGCTTGAAATCGTGCCCTAAGCGCCCGGACGGTAGGCGGCAAAAGCTTTCGATGAAACGAACGTGCTTCTGCGCGAACTCTTCGCGGTAGTGGTACGGATAGAGCGGGTCGGTGTTGTCCATGTCGCGCAGGACATGAGCGGCAACCTGCTTCATCTTCTCGCACGCTATAATCTCGCCGCTCAGTATGCCGCCGAAGTATTCGCGTATCGCGCGCTCGCACGAGCCGCCCTTAGACTTCGCCCTAGCCGTACCGCGTTTCATTGATGAAGTCAATGAGCGCGTCGGCAGCGGCGGTGCCGTTCGGCATCATGTCGGTAAGCTGCTTCACGCCGCGCGAAAACGTAGTGAACAGCTTGTTGTATGCACTGAATCCGGGGTGCTCGCGCAGCCCGGTTTGCCCACCGCCGTTGTCATACTCGGTGAAGATATCTTCGTAGAGCAGATCGGCGCGGGCATCGTCAAGCTTGACCTTCAGAAAAGCGAGGTTCGCAAGCAGCGGCATGACGGTTTTTCGCTTCTCGTCGGGGATAGCGCCCTTGGTGATCTCGCGCAGCTTTCGAATCTCGCTCTCTACGCGCTTCTCCTTGGCAACTCGCCGCTTCGGCGGGCTATTCCCCGCTACTGCGGGCGAAACTTTCGAAGTATTGCCTACTTTTGCCGTCATCGCAAGACCACCCCCTTTCGAAAATCCGTCACGCGCAAGAAATTACCTCCCGGCGTTGGTGCCCTAGGCACCACCTGCGTTTTTCAGACCGGGGGGATTGTCTCGCGGGTCTACCTGCGGTTTTGCGTCCGCTTTCTCGCGGTCGCCCTGTGTTGTGTCGCGTTTGTGTGTCACTCGCCAAGCGATATCAAATTGCCGTCGCTGTCGAAGGCCAGCCCTTGCCTTGTCGAACCTTGCCTTATCCAACCATGCACCTTCTTATGGCATCGGTCACAAAGGCTAACGAGGTTGTCTAGGTTGGTCGCAACGTTCGGGTCGTTGACGTTCGCTGGTGTCAGCTCCGTGATGTGATGCACCATGACGGCGGGCGTGATCTCTCCTTGCTGCAAGCAGTGCTGGCATAGGTGAGCGTCGCGCGTCAGCGCCGCGTCTCTGGCGTGTTCCCAGTCGGCGGATGAGTAGAAGGCACGCGAGAAGTCCTTAGCCATGGCGCACCCCCTGAGATATGGCGGAGCGTGTAGGATTCGAACCTACGGGCGACAGTGCGCCACACGGTTAGCAACCGTGCGCAATAAGCCACTCTGCCAACGCTCCAAACAAAAAGGCCACGAGCGCGACTGCCCGTGGCCTTGACCTAATCCACCGTACCGAATTCTAGCAGAAGTAGTGAACTGATGTGAACAACGATTTATCAGGCGCTTTTCACATGCGCCCATCCAACTTCGTCAATGTACGCAAAACCTACATCGCAAAGCGCGTGGCACCACCGCACCGAACCTTGCATGATTTCGGCAATCTCACTCCATGGCTGCGCTTGCAGATACCCCATGCAGATAGCGTCTGCGTATCGCGTGCCCTTCAGCTTCGCAAGCCCTCCGCGACCGTCAGCACCGTATAGCACTTCGCACGCTTCGTCTATGGCTTCCTCTGCATCGGCAATGCGCTTCTTCAACCTTCCCTCGAAGTCTATGCGGCGCGATATCGAATCCATAGGGTCGCTGACGTCTCCACTCCCGCCGCCAGCCTGATAGCTCTGCGCCTTGGCTCCTTCACGCGCCTTCATGCGTTCGAGCATTTCCCGCGCCCTGTCGGTCTTCACCACCTCGGCGCGGATGCCCTCGAAATACTCCTTTGCCCTCACATGCCGTCACCGCCAGATCGCGCGCGCTTGAGCTCTGAGCGCCAAAGCTTGAAGGCTTCCCACATCCCAAGCTTCGCAAGGTCGGTGCTCGGCGGCTGAGCCTTAACCAGAGCAACGCCGTCTATTGAAGCCGCTACCACTTCTGCGCCCGTAATGCACTCGATGAGCAATCCCACCTCATCAACAATGACGCGCTCGCCCTTCATGACGTAGCTAGAAGGCGTAATCACTGGCGGAATTTCCTTGTGCATCCTTCGAGCCATAAGCTCGATGCTCTCCGCCATGCCGCGCGTCGCGGTCAGGATTGGATAGCCAGTCTCGTTCGACATTTCGATAAGGCACGTTGTCTTGCCCGTTTGCCTTCCACCGATTATTGCCAGCATGACAGCCACCTACTAAACGCCCGTGCTGCCGAAACCGCCAGTGCCGCGCTCGGTGTCGCTAAGCTCATCGACCGGCACGAGATCGCACGGCACATAGGGCATAACGACAAGCTGGCAGACGCGCGTTCCAGCTTCGAGCGTAACTGTCTCGTAGCTCTGGTTTATGAGAGCCGCGCAGACCTCGCCGCGATAGCCGCTGTCGATAACGCCAACGCTATTCGAAAGCGTGATGCCCTGTTTTGCCGCAAGGCCGCTGCGCGGGAACACCAGCCCCACGCAACCGCTCGGAATCTCGACGGCAAGGCCGCAACCGACAACGCACTTCTGCATCGGTTCGAGCGTGACAGTCTCGGTAATGCGAAGGTCAAGCCCAGCATCGCCCTCATGCGCATAGCGCGGCATCTCGATTCCCTCATTGACCTTCTTAGCGCGAAGCTTCCTGCCAATCATTAGCGCACCCCCAGAACATGACGCGTGACGCGCACGCTTCCAGCCTTAACCCACTTGCCGCCGTAAGTCTGACCCTTCGGGCGGATAACAACCTTGTTACGGTGGCTCATCGCGACAACCTGATATTCGCCGCCCTCATGCTCCACCGTGTCGTTTAGGAAAACGAGCTTACCCGCCGAATCGACCGGGAACGAAGCGGCGCTGGCGTATGCCGCGACCTCCGGCACGAGCACGACATAAACGGGCTGCTTGATCTCTGCGCCCTTCTTCTTGATTCCGAGCATCCTTCTTCCTCCTAAAACGGTACGTCATCGTCGTAAAGGTCTGGCGCTGCCGGTTGAACTGGCGCAACGGGCGATGGGTCGCCGGTTGCCATCGCAAGACCGGGTGCGGCTGCGTTCGCTGGTGCTGGCGATTGAGCATCGCGCTTGTGCTGCATCAGCTCCACGTCATCAACGCGCACTTCCCAGCGCTTGATGCTCTGGCCGTCCTTCTGGTAGCTTCGCGTGTGGATGCGCCCGATAAGCGAAATCTTGGTGCCCTTACGAAGCCACGGCGCGAGCGCTTCGGCGCGCTTACCGAACATGACGCAATCAGGCCAGTTCGTGTATTCGCCCCATGTGCCGTCGCCGTTCGGCGTTCGCTCGTTGACAGCCAGCGAGAACGAAACGACAGGGTTTCCGCTCTTCGTATAGCGCAGCTCGGCATCTGCGCCGAGATTGCCCGAAAGCGTGATCTTGTTTAGGCTCACTGCGCACCCCCGAACAGCTCGACAAGCGCCGCGCGCTGGTTCGCTCCAAGACCGCGAAGGCGGCGCGATTCGGAAATATGAAGCTTGCGCATGGTCTGCTGCGTGCGGGCGAAACCGTAGCCCGGTGCTGCCTTGATGAGCGTAAAGACCTTCATTCGCGCCACGGTGTCATCGGTGCCAGCCATGTTGAGCACGTCGGGCACGCTGTAAGAGCCATCGGCAACGCCCTTCAAGATCGCGGCGCGGCGCTGGCGTGCTGCCTTCGCCTTCTCGAGGTTTTCGCGGCGCTGCTCAGTTGTCAGATTCGGAATCATCTTCGTAGCCTTCCTTCTCGTAGGTGATGTACTCGGTTCCGTGCGTCAGAGTGACGGGCGGCGTGTAGTCCTTCAGGGCATCGTCAACGCTCTGCGTCATGAGCTTGCGTTTGAGCCGTGCCCAGTCATCGTCGTTAAGCTCAATGGTCCTCATCGCACCTCATTTCTTCGTGACACGGTAGGTGCCGGAAACCCTAATCGCCTTCAGTGACTTCAAGACGTGCTCCGCGTGCTCCTTGCCAACGATGGTCAGCGTTTGGGCGGGAATCGTGATCTCGTAGACCGTCTGCGCTTCCTGCTTCTCGCGCTCCCACATCCGCTTTAGGGCGGCTTCGGTCTTAGCCAACGTCGCTTGCATTTCCTTGCTTAGCTTCGGCGCGTCAGGCTTGAAATCGAACGTTTGCGGCTCCACTGGCACCCTCCCTTCTCACGATTGCCTGATAATTACTTCTTATCCGGCACAGGCTGTCTAAACCCGAACCGAAAGCGGCGGTCTATCTCGCGTTTCGTCCTCGGTCGCCGCGATGCCCGAAAACGGCGTTTTGGTTCACCTTTGGCACACCTCCTAACCCGCCGCACGGCGCTTCGCTTCACTGAAGAGCTGAGCCGCCGCCGCGTCTCGTCCGGGCATCAGGTGGCCGTAGATTCGAAGCGTCGTTGCTTCGTCCGCGTGCCCCATGCGCTCCGATAGCGTCTTCAGGTCGCAGCCGTTGGCGATAAGCCACGAAGCGTGCGTGTGACGCAAGCTGTGAAACGTGATCTCTCGCGGCAGTCCGCATGCGTCGCGTATGCGGCTGAAAGCCCGTGAAATCGTCGTTGGGCGCATATATGAGCCGTCTAGCGTCACCAGTGGGCAATCTGCGCCCAAACGCCCCAGAACGGCGCTCTGAAGCTTCGTGAAGGCATCAATGACCGCGATATCGTCTTGCGTAAGCGCGATGTTGCGGCACTTGCGGCCTTTGGTGACGTTGCGGCGATAAGGCTTCTTGCCCTTGCCCTCAATGACGTTGCCGCCGACGTGGACGTAAGACAGGGCTCGCTTAACGTCGATGCGCTGCACCGCGCAAACCTCGCCAACGCGCATGCCGGTAACGAGCGACAGCCACGAAGCGAAGGCGTAGACGGCGGCGCGGTAATCGGCCTTCGTCTTGATCTCCTTGCTAAGCGCGCCCTCTAGCTTCTCGTTGAAGCCCTCGAAGTCCCATTCGGTGAGCGCCGAAGCTTCGTGTCGTTCCGGCGATGGTTTGGCGACGTACACCAGCGGGTTAGCGTCGCAAATGCCAGCGTCTACGAAGTGGTTATAAGCGCCGCGCAAGAAGTTGTGGACGTTGATAACGCTATTGCGACAAAGCCCTTGCCCTCCTTCGTCCTTTGCCATGAGCAAGCGTTGCTCAAATCGGTTGAAGTCCATAACGCCAAGATCGCGTGCGTTTGCGGTCTTCAGGTAACGTGCGACGTAGCGGCAGAACAGCCGATAGCTCTTAATGCTGTTCGGGCTTGCGCCGTTGCGCTCGCGCAGTTGCACGTAGTCTTCGAGCAAATCGGTCAAGCGGGCGCTTCTAACCGTTCCGTCAGCCGTCACGTAAGCCGCCCACGTCTCAGCGAGGGCTTGCGCTTCCTCTTCGGTTGCCGCATTCGGAAACCGCTTGTAAGGGCGAATCGCCTTGCCGTCGATGCTGCGACCAAGGTACAACCGGCACTCGAAAACGCCATCTGCACCGCGCTTGACCTTAACGCCCATCATGACCACTCGCAGTTTTCACGAATCCGCGAAGGGCAGTTATCGTCGTGGCAGTCCGCGCAATCCAACGGCTCTTTCCTGATGTTGAACTCAACGATTCGGTACTTCAGAGAAAATCGGATGAGCAGCAGCAGGGCATGAGCAAGCGAGTTGGTAAATTGACCGTCCCAGAACGGGCAAAGTCCGCTCATCGCGCCGCGAACCTCGTACTTGCCGCCCATGCTACTTGCCAACCTTCATGAACGCGCGCATAACGCAGGTGAGCGCGAACACGACGAACACGGCAAAGGCGATAAGCCCGAAACCAGCGCCGAAGAACACGCCAACCGCGATGCTCACAACGAGCGCCAGAACGGCAAAAAGGACGATTGCGGCGCACCCGAAAGCGCCCTGCTCGATCTCTCTATCTTCTTTCAGCATGTGAAACCTCCTAAAACGTGAGCGCTATAAGCGCGAGAAACACTAGGAACAGCGCGATTGCCAAAAGCGCTTGATAAGCCCAGTAACAGACGCACCAGAACGCGGCTACGGTCGCGGCGGTGGCAATGGCGCAAAGTACGATCTGGTAGCGCTTCACTTCTTGCCTTCCGTCTCGGAAATCAGGTAGTCGATGCACTGCTTGCACTTCTGCAAGTCCTGAACGCCGTTCTTGCGCCGCCAGCGCCAAAGGTATTTGAATGCGCAGCCCCACCAGTAGGCCGATTGGGCGGGCAAGGCGTACTGGTCGCCGCTCATCATCGAGCGCATAGCGTCCATGCACTCAATCTGGCCGTCTCCCGCGTAATGGTCGGGATGCTCGACGGCATCACCGCGCGAAAGCTCGCCAAGGCTCTTCGCGTGCTTCGTCTCAATCATCGGTAGGTAACTCCAATCATCCACTCGCAAACCCACTTGTGAAACGCTCTGAGAAATGGCTTAACGTTCGTGTCATCAGCCCAGCCCGCAATGCCTATGAATCCGTCTTCGTTGAACGAGATAGCCTCACGGCCTGAGAAATAGAAGCCGCTAACGCTCAGAAACGCGCTTCTGATTCCTCTACCGCCATCGGCAAGGTTGATTTTCGGCTGGTACTTCTTGCGATAGCACGGGTGCATTTCCATGTGCTCGCCGTTGCGCTCATGCTGCGCATACTCGATTGCAAGGAATCCTTCGAGCGCTCGAATGTCGTTCGTCGTGATCTGCTCATAGGAAAGCTTGCTTGCGAACAGCTCGCGCGCGCCGTCTCGTGTTGTTGGCGCAATCATGCAGTCACCCCCAGTTCGCCCGATTGTGGAAAACTCTGTTGAAAACCTGCGGAAAGCCGTTTTGCTGGCGCTCGAATTAGCCGCACAAAACAAGACCGCAAAGAGAAGAAGCAAGAGAAAGAACCTTGCTTGTAAGGTTGACTAACAAGCAAGTACGGTGGGTTTTGGTTTTGGTTCAAGGAACCAAAACCCACCTTGTCTTGTTTTGTTTTGTTTTGTTTTATGGTTAGGCGACCATTTGCGAGTGGGTTTAGCACACCTAAAACCACTGGTTTTGCCTTGGGTTTGGCAAACATGCTTTTACACCTCCTGACCTGCTGAATTGTTGTTCTGTGAGTTCTTGCGCGGTCTTCCGCCCTTGCGCCCGTTGGCACGTTGGCGACCGAAATAAAGCGCGTTTTTGAGCATGCGAAAGTTCGTCAAGAAGCCGTCTTCGTCGCGTTCGAGAAGCCCTATATCCAACAGCTCTTCGACAAAGGATTTGCAATCTTCAATCGCCATGTACTCATCGAACGCGCCAGACTGTCCGAAGCCCAGAACGCCCGCGAGAATAAGCTCGTCTTCCTCCGTCTCGAAAGCGATACGGTGCCCCTTGGTAGCCGCCAGATATTCGCAGAGCCGCCACCAGCGCCCGTAGCCGTCATAGCCCCGGCGACGAATGAGCCGTTGGCACTTCACATCTTGCGATGCGTTGGAATCGTGCGAGAAGAAGGCCATAGGCTCTTGTGCAGCGGTCGTTTCCTCCCGTGTAGGCATGTAGTCACCTCCTAACCGTCTTCCTCGTCGCAGATCACGTCTGGCGCGCCCTGCTGGTGCCATCCGTCCAATACGCAGTGCCCAACTTCGCGGCAGTTCGTGAACACGAGGTGCCCACTGAACACGCACCGCGATTTGGTCTTGTAGGTCGATTCCTCGAACTCGCACGCTCCGGGTTGCGGCATGGGCGGTTCGCCGAAATCGAGCGGCAAGGCTTCCTGCGCGCTATTCCTCTTCATCGCTCGAAATGTCGTAGGCAATCGAGCTGCCAACGTAGGTGAGCAGCTTTTGCATGTGCTTAACGGCGCTAGGCTCAGGCTTCGCGTCATCTTCAAGCAGGGTGTCAACCCATGCGAGGGTGCCGCGAACGATTGCGAGCGTCGCGCCCATATCAACGTCGAAGCCCTCGCCGGTCTTGGGGTTGATAAGCGACATGCTGCCGTTGAGGGCGAAGGTGCCAGCGCCAACCTTGGCGATAGTCTCGGTGATCTCCTTACGCTTCATGGTTGTTCTCCATTTCGTCGAATAGTGAGTGCTTAGTCCAGATGTTCATTTCGGGGTGACGTTCGAGCAGCCAACGCGCCAGAAGCGGCGTGATGGTGTTGCATATTCCGTATGTGTGCGGGTTGCCCTGATCGTCGTAGAACGTCACGGGATTGAGCTTCGCGCCGCCTTCGTAACGCTGCTTCTCGATGAGGTATTTAGTCGAAACTCGGATGCCGCGAGCGTCGATAGCGAGCGCGGTAAGCTCGATTTCGCGCATAGCGTCCGGGTTGATTCGCACCCACTCTTCGAAAAGCTCCATATGGTCGCGCGCCTTCAGCGGCAGCGGGCGCGGCCTGCGCTCTTCGCGCATGACCTTTTCGAGTGGCTGCGCGTAGTTATCGGTGTCCATGGCGCGGGCACCTCGCTTCGCGGCTCATGACGCGCCGCAAGGCCGCTTCTGCTTCCGCCTTGCTCGCCGATGGTGCTACGGGTAGCATCTGGCGGCGGTAGACCCTGCCGATGCCCCGGTTTTCCGGCGTGCTCGCGTCTTCCTCTATGCGCGCCATCCAGAAGCCCGCGTTGTCGCGGTAAACTTCGGCCTTCATGACCACATCACGCGCCAGAGAGCGCGCCCAACCACGACGTAGAGCGGAACGAGAAGCCACCAGCCTACGCTTTCGCATAGCCAGAGAAGCGCGTTGCACGCAAGCGCCGGGATGATTCCCGACATGGTGAGAGCCGCGAGCGCATACAATCCCCAGCGCTGGTAGCGCGGCATGCGCGCTATACTGTCTTCTGTCAATTGGTAAGCCCCATTTGACACGCCCGTTCGGTGCTGCAACACCGGGCGGGCATCTTTCTTCGCAGCAACCACGCGATAACGAGAGCCGCAATCGCGCGGTAGAACTGCCGTTGCGCGGCATCTAGGCCGCACGGTTCGTGCATCCGTAAAACCACCCCCAAAACCACCGGTTTTAATGTCGGTTTTCATTTTTGGAAACCTCCGTTTTCTTGACGGGTTCCGCAATGCTCTTTCCCATCCAGAAGCCCAGTGCTCCGATTCCAAAGAGCCAGACAATGAACGTCGGAACGCCCATCGGGCTTAGCAGGGCAATGACGATAAGAGCGATGCCAAGAGCGAGCATTAGGCCGTCTCCTTCCACCCCATAAGCTCGTTAGGGCTTTTGCGCACGACGCGACAGATAGCAATGATCTTGTCAGCGCCCGGCGTATAGCCCTCTCCGCTCTCGTACTTCACGATTGCGTCTTTGGACACGCCGACAGCCTTAGCAAGCTCTTCCTGCGACATGTCGAGCGCCGCGCGGGCGGCTCGAAGATTCGCAGCGAAGACTTCCTTATTGAATCCCATGCTTGTTCACCTCCTAAAGTGGCAGATATCTTCCTAACACCTCTAGCAGTATAAGCGAGTTCCTGCCTATTGCAAGAGAAAACTAGGAAAAAGTTTGCCTATTCGCTGTCCATGAATTAGAATTCGTGGCAGAAGGTCGCTATTAGGAGGTGCAGAGTGGAGCTTGCAATTAAGGCTTTGAGAAAGAAGCTGCACATTTCCCAGACTGAATTTGCTAGTTCAGTTGGCGTTTCTCTGCGAACTGTTGGCTCATGGGAACGTGGGGAATCCTTACCAAACGCTGAACAGGTATGGAATTGCGCCGTTGCCCTAGGCTGCACGCCAAACGACATTCTCGGCTGGTACGAAGACCACCCGCGAGAAGACAGCGGCGAGCGCTTAACGTCTGAAGAGTGCGAAATAGTAGGTTGCTACCGAGAAAGCACGCCGCAATGGCGGCAGAACATAGCCATGACAGCCCGCGCAGCAGCGGGTGAATCTAAAGAGACTGCCAAACGTGATCTACCTGCAACCGAAGAGCGGGCGGCGGTATAGGAATGATTGACATATTGAACGCCTTGCTGCAATGGCTAGACCCAGCGTGGGTCGTTGACCAGTTCGGAGACGGCGACGGATTGCCATTCGTTCTGTGGACGGCAATTGCGCTAACCGTTGGTTTTACATCCGGTTTCTTCGCAAGCAAGAAGCTCTCTGGTTGGGTTTCGAAACGCACTATCGCCAAGGGATTCTCGCCTGACATAAAGAAAGCGGCGTTGGAAGCGCTTGATGCGTCGGGGTCAGTTGTCATAGGCGATAAGTTCGATGCCCTGCTTGCGTTTGAGCGGGAAGGACGCGGCGTGTTCTCTTTCGCGTTTCCTATTGATGATGTTTACGACACCGATACGTACCAGCTAACGTCGGAATGGAGATCGTACCTGAACAGGCATCGAAAGTACCTTGATTGAATCCTGGCATAGCCAGGGCGAAAACAAGCGTTATCTTTGTCGGCTCTATGCGTTTTAGCTGGTGATATTCGATTGTAAGGGGGATTTGAAAGACGAAAAGACGGCAACTTAATGTGCCGTTTTCAAAGAGAAACCCCGCGCGGGAACTTGGCGGAACGCGCGCGGGGCTGGTCAAGAAGCAGAGCGCTTTCCGCGCTCGCTCTAAGGGGTGATTTTAGCATGGTAAAGAACAGAGCAGCCATATACGCGCGCTTCAGCTCGCACAATCAGCGTTCAGAGAGCATAGAGATACAAGTTGAGAACTCGCGCGCATACTGCGAGCGCGAGGGTTTGCAGGTCGTTCACGAATACTGCGACTACGCGCAGACGGGGCGCAACATCGACCGCGCCGAGTTTCAGCGGATGATGAGCGATGCCCGACACGGGCTATTTGATTATGTAGTGATCTACAAAGTAACGCGCATCATGCGCAACCGCGATGAAATGTCGCTGGCGCGAATCATGCTCCGCAAGGCTGGCGTAGAAATCCTATACGCTGGCGAAGACATTTCCAGCGGGTCAAGCGGCGTGTTGCAGCTCGGCATGCTTGAAGTGCTTGCTGAGTATGAGAGCGCGCTAGACAGCGAGCGCATAAAAGACGGAATCCAGAAGAACGCGCAGCGGTGCATGGCGAACGGTCGCACTCTGTACGGGTGGGATATCGTAGAAGGCCGCTACGTAATCAATGAGCGCGAAGCGTCCGTGCTTCGCAGGATGAAGAACATGTTGTTTGCCGGTAGCTCCGTTGCCGATATCGTGCGCGCCGTGAGCGCTGAGCGAAGCAAGCGCGGTGCCAAGTTCAATCAGGATACCGTCACGAAGCTTCTAAAGCGCGTCCAGAACGCGGGTGTATACAAGTACGCCGGTCATGAGGTGCCGGACGGGATGCCCGCCATCTGGCCGCAGGTCGAACAAGACATGATAGACAACATCCTTGGCGACCGCCACAAGCCGCGGCGCAAGATTAACTCAACGCTAGAGTTCCCGTTGTCCGGCAAGCTCTACTGCGCAAAGTGCGGTGCTCCAATGGCGGGAACAAGCGGCACGTCATGCACTGGCGCGACGTATCACTACTACAAGTGCCGGAAGTGCCGCCGAACCGTGCGGCGTGATCTCATAGAAGACGTTGTTTGCGATATGACGCTGCAAGCCGTGGCGCGCGAAGACGTTAGGCAGCGCATAGCAAGCGGCATGGTGGCGTTTCAAGCCGAGCAGCCGAAAGAGCAATCGAGAAGCTACGCGATAAAGAAGGAATTGAAGCGGATTGACCGCACCTTTGAACGCATCTGGCAAGCGATAGAAGACGGCATAGCTCCGCCCGGTGGTAGAGAGCGCACCGAAGAGCTGAAGCAGCGCAAGAGAGAGCTTGAAGCCGAGCTGCGCATCGCCGAGAGAGAAGAAACGTTCAATATCGGCGTTGACGAACTCATGCTGTGGCTCGATGATGCGGCAGAAAACCTAACGCCAGAAGTGATCTTAGGCACCTTCGTTCGATTCGCTGAAATCGACGGGAAGACGCTTAACGTCTACTTTGCCTTTGACCACTACGGCGATGATTTCAGGCCAAAACAGAAAAAGGCCGAACCATGCCCCGAAGGGCATAGTTCGACCAATTATCCTATGGTGGAGGCGCGGAGAATCGAACTCCGGTCCACGAAAGCCCCCTGATTGGCATC